CCGTAGGACCAAAACCGGGAAGAGGAAGGAGGGTGCTTATCGGGTCGGACGTCGTCGGTGGACCATTACCCGTTGCATTCGAAGGTGTGATCGTGAACGTGTATTCAGTATCCGGTACCAAATCTGGAAACGTGAGAATCGTCCCGGATGTCGTTTGCGTAGTTGATGATGGTGATGTCTCAATAGAGTACGAAGTTGCGTACAAGGCTGGATTCCATATCAGGTCAACTGTAGTTGCGGTTGGGTCGGACGTCACGAAACCAGTAACAGCATCTGGAACAGGACTAGATATACTCGGCCATGCGAGATATTTGATCGGTCCTCCGAATCGTCCCCAATCTCTTTGGAGGTCAATTCGGGCCGTATGTGTTTGGGTTATTAAAAAGCGGTGCGGTTGGCGTTTGTACCACGCGCGTTCCTGATCCGAAAGGTGAATCATATGGGCCCACAAAGTGAAGGTGTAACTCGAAGATGCGTCACGAATCTTAACTTCAATGTCATGATACTCGAGTGCGACGAGCGGAAACGCACGTGACCAATCTTTACAAAAGAAGAAATGCAAAGGATAAAAACTCGACGGTACGTTTCGTTCAGACCAGGTGGTCGCTTCCGTGACGGGCCAAACCTGTGAAGAAAATGTCGTATCCTGTGAATCGACAAGTTGACCACCGATAAAAAGATCGACGCGCGCGAAACCTGAGATTGGAAATGTTGAAAGTTGTACATTGGTTACCGGATCACTGGCCGTGAGATAACACGCACCGAGAAGGTCGCCTCGCCTATCAAACCGAACCGTGTCGCTATTAAAATTAAACTTTTCGACAGACATTCCGTACGAAACATGCCGGCGGTACATTGAACGAAAAAATGACGTTTGTGGGTCACCTGTCAGCCATATGTCTTGTGGCCCCTCCGCAATCAACTGGGCCGCCTGGACGTTTTCGGAGGTCATTCTCTAATTTATTTCCATATATTTAATGTCATCTTAAATACATTTTCCAAGATTTCCCCAATGCAACGTTTTTTTGCAGATTTTCAATTCAGCGCCAAGACTTCCGTTGCGGTTCGCAGCTGGACGCGTTCTTGGCGGAGTGTTCATTACTTGATATAATTCTTTGATGATGAAGAACCAATATGTTCTTGACATCAAAAAATGTATGAGTTTATTTTTTAGTCTTTGGCTTCTTGGTGTTTTTACGGTTCGGCGTGCGGGGTGCGTTGGGTGACGCAGGCGCCGCAGCGGCCATCATTTGTGCAAGGAACTGTTGGTACGCGGCCGGTGGAAGTTGCAAAAACCCACCATACTGATTATTTGGCATTTATATAGACTTGGATTTTTTAGCTGGAGTACAAAAGTGCACCCATACCGCCTTGGATCCGGAGCACGTTGTAGTTGACGGCGTACACGTAGGCCGGTGCCGTGTTCTGGCTGTTGAGCGTCAGAGTCTTCACGGTCACGGTGGCGGGCGTCACGATGCGGTAGGTGTCAATGCGAGAAAAGTTGAGCGTGCCGGTCGGCTGCAGCTTGGACGTGTCCAGGCAGAACGGCACAATGGCCACGTTGGCCACGGCACCGTATGGCGCGTAGCCGTTGGGCGTGTGATAGTACTGTGCCACATCGACCCAGTGAGGCAGCGCCTTGGACTCGCCAATGTCCACACCGTTCACCTGCGTCTTGAACTGCAGGTCGGATGCGGCCGCCGAGCTGCCTGCGTAAACCGTGTTGTAGCTGTTGGACGAGAACGCCAGGTACTTGATGGGGTGGGCAAACGCCAACTCCATCATCGAGGCGTTCGGAATTGCCTGGCGCTGCACCTGGGTGATGAGCATGTCCTGTGGCTGCTTGGCAAAGTAGTCGCGCTCGGACTGGTCCAGGTAGATGAAGTTGGTCCACAACACGTACTGCAACTTGGCGTAAGACACAGCCGGGCTGATGTTCGTCGAGCTGCTGGTCGCAGTGTTGTTCAGATTGGCCGACCAGGTGATCCGCAGCTCAATGTCGTGGTACTGAAGAGCCACCAGAGGCAGGGCCGACTGCCAGTCCTTGCAGAAGAAAAACTTGAGAGCCTGGAACGTGTTCACGTTCGAGCCTGGGGTGATGCTCCCGTTCACGTACGGGCTCAACAGACGCTGGTTGGTGTTCACAGCGCCGACGACCGGCTCGATGTTATTCATCCACTGGCTATCCTGCATGTCAATCACCTGACCGCCGATCAGCAGCTCAACCTTGTCGATGATGTTGGACGTCCAGTTCAGGTTGGGCACCATGGCACCGGAAGCGTCACGAGCCGTCAGGTAGACGTACGAGAGCAGGTCACCCTTCTTCTCGAAACGAATTGTCGAAATACCACCTGCGGATGGGCTGCCGCTGATGAGCTGACGCTCGACCGAGTTGGCAAAGTGAGTGTAGCGCTTGTACGACGAACGATAAAACGAAACTTCGGGCTTACCGGTCAGGTAAGCGTCCTGAGCACCAATGGCGACGAGCTGTACAATACCACCGCTCATTTATTCATGGTTGGTATTTTTTTTACGACGCATAGTCAGCAAAAGCGGGCTGGGCCAAGGGATTCTTTGCCCGGATAGTTTTGGCCAGAGTCAAATCGGACTTGATTTCGTTCCCCTTGAAAACATTCAGTTTGTCGTACTGGGGTGGCATGTACACGTAGTTCTTCGAGGCGTCCGCCGGACGTAACGGCAAAGGACCAGCCTCGAGGCGCGTCGTCGTATTTGCGCCGAGCTGACCGACCGGGTCGGCACGAACGTTCATACGACCGGCATTCGCGGCCCGATCAGGATTGACGCGATTCTCTGACCAGCGCGTCATGCCGTTGTTCAGCAACGTGCTGTCGTACGCCTGACCGACAAAGTAGGCCGGTGTGCCGTTGCCGAGCGTGTCATCACGGTAACCAGTCTCCTGGCGATTCGTTGTCCGGCGCGTCTTCTGAAAGTCTGGACGACCCTCTGGTGCCGTGAGGGCACCACCCTGGCCCTGGCCTCGGTTCTGGGTCGGCTGACGGTTCCACGCCTTGGTCGGCTTGGCGTGCTTGGTAATCTCCCCCATGGTGGTCCCGCCGTTCTTCACGACCGAATTTGCTGGACCGCCCCAGTTGCCCGGCAGGTTGTGCAGACGCTCCTCATTCATGTTGTTCGGCATGACACGGAAGAACTGCTGGAACCCACCAGAGGCGGGGACGTCGGGATCGAGGCCGAGACCGCGACCGACGTTCAGTTTCTCACCTGGGTTCAGGTTGTTCATTTTGTTCGACGTGGTTTCGCGAGCCGTCAGGTCATACACTGGTTGACCGAACGGAAACCGGTGACCGTCCTTGGTCCAAGCGTCACCGAGGTTTCCGGTAATCTCCTTGGGCGGCAAGTACGCATCACCAATGCGACGACCAAATGACGGGTTGATGGGCCGCAGACCAAAAGCATCGGCGCGCATTCCTGGAGCACCGGACATCAGATCCGTGTCGAGCGTCGTGATTGGCTGTTGGGGCATCGTCGCGGCATCCATTTCGGGTGGTACCTCCTTGGCGTCACTGTTTCGTTTTCCGACAAAAACGAGACCGACGACGGCAGCGAGGGACAGCAAGTCCATATCTATTACTTTACATTTATAAAAATTCGGGCCTACTTCTTGCCGTAGCGCTGAGCAAAAGAGTCCGTCTGGTACATCGCATACGTGCTGACCGGATCGTTCAGCTGGACGCGAATGTCATTCTCGACATTGTACAACTTGGGAAAGTCGTAGGGCTTCATGTCCGTGTACTTGTTGTGCTGCGTCGTGGTCTGGGAGCGCAGGGCGTCGTCGATCATCACCATGTCGACATAGTTGGTATTTTTGGGGCCGACCCAAATACCATCCTCGAGTACAAGTTCACCAGTCTGAAGCCGAGGCATTCTTTAATTGTACACGACTTTTTTTTAAAAGCCGCCGCCGCCCGTGCCACCACCGTACCCGCCACCGTTACCGGCGCGCATCTGGACACGCTCTGGGAAGGTTGAGAACGGGTTGCCCTCTGGGTCGCACGCCCCCGGGGTGTCGCGACACTGGGGCTCAAACGGCCGCCCGTACGCCGCCTGAGCAAACATCGTCTGGTCGTTGGGAATCACGGAACTGGCTGTCGTGTAAAAGTTGCGCTCGGCGTCCCGAGTCCGTTCAAATGGGTGAATGTGTGACCACTGGTTCTCAACCTCAGTCTTGACAGACGGGTACCACGCGGCACTTGGTCTCGTCGGCTCGTCGCCGATGAGCATGTTGGCCATGGGGTTGTTCAGTGTCGGCATGGTGATGCCGTCGACGTTCGGCGCCATAAAAACAGCCCGAGCGCCGTCCGGAATCATGTTGTTGTAGTAGAGTCCATAAAGAATTGCAAGCACGAGAGCACCGAGCGCGAGCACCCGGCCGTCCCGGCGAATCAACAGTACAATCGCTGTAGCGTACACGATGAATCGAGTCGTCGCCTCGACACGTTCCTTGGCCGTCTGACGCGAGCTGGGCCAAAAATCGAGCAACGCTTCACGACGAAACACATCATCCATTACTCTTTGTGAGAGAACTTTTTCGGTGGCACAAGCGACAGTGGGCCGTCACCCTGGCCCATGAGCGAAGACATGAGACCAGACATATTCTCCATCAACATCTTCTCGTCAAACTGACCTGAACCATTCTCGGTCATTTGGGTCGCACACTTCTGGGCAACCGACTCAATCATGGACAGCGTCTCGGCCGGCAGGGCCGAAATGGTCGTGCCGAGGATATACAGCGTCTGCAGGTACTGCCAGATGGCACCCTTGGTGCTATCAGAAAGCTCATCATTCCAGATGGACGTAATGTCCAGCTTCTTCAGAAATGGAATCGTGTCAGCGTGCTCCTGAAAAAACTTTTCGTCGCGCTGCATGACGCTATTGGCATACGGCGTAATCGACTCCATGAAGTTGTTCATCGGAGAACGAGGAGCCGTCTTACGGAGCAACTTGAACTGGGACTGAAACTTACCGAACGACTTGGTGTCCGGGAATGTCAGTACGAGTTCATCGAGAAACTGTTGCATCATGTCATTGAATGCGGAGATGGTGGTCGCCATTTATATTTGTGCACATTTTTACTTTAAGTTCTTACGGGCCCGAAATTTCTTCAACCACCGGGTTGCAATCCGCTGGGCCATCAACTGACGTTCGCGCGCAATGTCGGCGTTCGAACGGTGATATCTTTTGGCCTCGGCCGTCAAACGACCAGTTGACCGGTATCTGTTATTACGACCTGGTTGGTTCGCCGTAAACATCCATGCTCTTTCGTATGGGCGTATATTTCTCATATGATTCATATATCCACGGAATGGATGCTGGCTCACGTAAATGGTGGGCGCAGGTGCGAGGCCCATAGGTGGCTTGGGTTGAAGTCCTTTTCGGTAGGCAGCGCGTCTGATGCTTGCATAGTTGGTATTCATGAGAAACTTTTTATTGTTGTTTGAAAGAGTCTGGCCTCTGTAGTTGGTTCTCAGTTGGGCCACGAGTGGGCCACGGCGGGCGAGCGTCGCAGCCGTGCGTTCTTTCATGAGAGTCTTGGCTTTCCGAATCTTATTTCTTATAATTGGACGGACGAGGTTCCGCAGTTTGGGACTCACTTTCATGAGCGCTTCAAGATTCGAGATGTTCATCTGGCGAAGCATGTTCGTCTCGTACAACACATTTTCGAGAGACGCCGAGGCTGAGGCTGGTCTCTTTCCTTTGCGCTCATAGTTTGCACGTGCTTTTTCATAAGCATTATTATTTGGAAAGTTCCCACGGTTTGGTGAAGGCATTTTTAGTATTATTCAATATTTTAGTATGGGTCGGTCGAGATGGTCTCTTTGGACGCACCGCCGCGCGATACGATAATGTACACAAGTACGGCGACGAGAAATGCAGGTTTGAAGTATGCAGAGTTTGGAAGCTTTTCCTTATTCATTGTTGCCCGGACATGTATATATGCCAGAGTTGCTGCTCCGGCGATGAGTGCTGCACTGGACGGTTCACGAAAGTAATGATCCATTTACTTTTACCATTACTTTTTCTCCGGCGCATCGTCGAACAATGTTTCTTCATGGATCTTTGGAGTGCCTGGTGTGTTCACCGGAACTGACTTGACTTCTTCGGTCATTGGAGTTTCACCTGGAGAGGTTGCATTTTCGACCGCCTGGTCGAGCGCTGAAGGCTCCTCCTCACCGACTGGCTCCGTTTCGGGGGTCGTGAGTGGTTCAGGCTCTGGCTCTGGCTCAGACTCCAAAACTGCTGTTTCTATTTCAGACGGTCCGTTCATATCAAGTTCACCACTTGTGAATGACGGAATGTACGTGTCCAAAATTTGTTGAATGGGCACAAAGTCCTCGACAACATCACGGACTGCTTTCGTGATTCGAGCGTGAATATTTGCCCGGCGGGCAATATCCGTAATGTCTTCAACCATCACGTATGGATCTTCATATAGACTGGCAGCCGTGGCCATGTAGCACGAATGAACAAACACGTCGTTCGTCGGCAACTTGATGTTTAATTTTTTGGAATCATTTGTGATGCGCACTGCCGACATGATCTTCACGAGAATCACAAAGACTGCCGCGAGCAGGTTTGGGAACATCGAACACG